TTAAGAACCGTCGTTCAGGTTTTTCTTTTATGTCCTCTGCAGAAACAGTTAACTTAGCCACTATATCGAGTGATAGTAGATATGGGATCTTGTCTAAGTCTGGTGCCGATGCGAAGAAAATGTTTACGGATAAAGTGGTACCTATATCAATTAATTACCCTTTCTTCTTTAAACCTATACAGGATGGTATGGACCGTCCAAAATCTGAGTTAGCATATCGAGTACCTTCTACTAAGTTTACTCGTAAGAAAATTCAGAGTAATGAGAAGCTAGAGGAGCTTGCTGGTCTTGATACAACGATAGACTGGAAGAACACGGGTGATAACAGCTATGACGGTGAAAAGCTAAGTCTGCTGGTACATGATGAGAGCGGTAAATGGGAGAGACCTGATAATATATTAAACAACTGGCGAGTAACAAAGACTTGCTTAAGACTTGGAAGTAGAATCGTGGGGAAATGCCTTATGGGATCTACTTCAAACGCGTTAGATAAGGGAGGTAGTAATTTTAAAAAGTTATACAATGATTCAGACGTATCAAAGCGAAATCGTAATGGACAAACAAAGTCTGGCTTGTATTCTCTCTTTATCCCTATGGAATGGAACTATGAAGGATTTATTGACGAGTTCGGATTTCCAGTCTTTGATAATCCACGTGATGGAGAACGACTGGGACCAGACGGTGAACTGATAGATATTGGAGTTGTAGACAGTTGGGAGAATGAAGCTGAAGGATTAAAAGATGATCAAGATGCTTTAAACGAGTTTTACCGACAGTTTCCTAGAACTACGGAACACGCTTTTAGAGATGAAAGTAAAAACAGCATCTTTAACTTAATGAAGATATACGAGCAGATAGACTACAACGAAGGTAGTAGGCACGCTGCTCATACTACAACTGGAAGTTTTAGTTGGGTAAACGGTATTAAGGATTCTAAGGTGGTTTTCCACCCAGATCCAGGTGGAAGATTTAAAGTTAGTTGGGTTCCCCCATCTCACTTACAAAATAAACAAATAATAAAAAATGGTGTTAAGTTCCCAGGGAATGATCATGTTGGCGCGTTTGGCTGTGATAGTTATGATATTAGCGGTACTGTTGATGGCAAAGGTTCAAAAGGATCACTTCATGGATTAACAAAGTTTTCTATGGAAGACGCACCTTCGAGTACGTTTTTCTTAGAGTATATAGCAAGACCCCAAACCGCAGAGATGTTTTTTGAAGACGTGTTAATGGCGTTAGTTTTTTACGGTATGCCTTTATTAGCAGAGAACAACAAACCAAGATTACTGTACTATTTGCGCCGAAGAGGTTATAGAGGGTATAGCATGAACAGACCAGATAAAACTTGGAAGAAGTTATCAGTTGCTGAAAAAGAAGTGGGTGGTATACCAAACTCAAGTGAAGATATTAAACAAGCTCACGCCTCAGCTATAGAGATGTACATACAGGGTTACGTAGGACATTTAGGTGAAGGTAACTATGGTACTGTTTATTTTAATGAACTACTAAATGACTGGGCTAGGTTTGACATAAATAAAAGAACAAAGCACGACGCGTCTATAAGTTCTGGTTTAGCTATTATGGCTTGCAACAGACACTTATACGCACCGAACGCTAAGGTAGAGATACAACCTTTGGATTTGAATATAGCAAAATACAACAATAAGGGATTTAACTCCCAGATAATAAAATAGCATGGCTGAGTCAGTATATGTAAATTTCCCTTCTCAAGCGGTTCCTGACCTAGAGAAAATGAGTCCAGAGTATGGACTTAAAGTAGCGAGGGCTATTGAGCAAGAGTGGTTTAAAGACTCTCATAGTAACAGGTATAATGTTTCTCAACAGAAGTTTCATAATCTAAGACTGTATGCTAGAGGAGAGCAGTCTATTCAAAAATATAAAGATGAGTTATCTATTAATGGTGATTTATCTTACCTTAATTTAGACTGGAAACCAGTACCTATTATACCTAAGTTTGTAGACATAGTAGTCAATGGTATGTCTGAGAGAATGTTCAACGTTAAGGCATACTCTCAAGATCAATACGGTGTAAGCAAAAGAACTGAGTACATGGAATCCCTAATGAGGGATATGGATGCTAAGGTTTACAACGATCAAGCAGCGGAACTATTCAATGTTGATTTATACGAGAATAAAAAAGAAGATTTACCAGACACACAAGAGGAGTTAGATTTACACATGCAGCTTAATTATAAGCAAGCCGTAGAGATTGCTGAAGAGCAAGCTATAAATGTTTTATTAGATGGAAATAAATACGATCTAACTAGACGTAGATTACTATATGATTTAACTGTACTAGGTATTGGATGTGTTAAAACTGGGTTTAACTGGAGTGATGGTGCCACCATTGAATATGTTGATCCGGCGAACATCGTTTACTCTCATACAGAGTCACCGTATTTTGAAGATATATATTACATAGGAGAGGTAAAAACTATACCTATAAACGAGTTAGCTAGAGAGTTTGACAACTTAACAGAGTTTGATTTAGAAGAGATACACTCTAGAAGTAGCAGGAGAACGGGTAGGCATACTCAAGAGATGGATAAAAATAAAGTGCAAGTATTGTACTTTAACTTTAGAACCCATACAAATGACGTTTACAAGATTAAGGAAACCGGTAGCGGAGGAGATAAAGCTATAGAAAAATCAGATGCGTTTAATCCACCTGAAAATAAAGAGGGTGGTTATTCTAGGCTGCAAAGAGCTGTTGAGTGTGTTTTTGAAGGTGCTATGGTTTTAGGTACTGATAAATTACTTAAGTGGAACAAAGCTGAAAACATGATGCGGTCTAAGAGTGATTTTAACAAAGTTAAAATGAACTACTCTTTGGTTGCGCCTAGAATGTATCAAGGTAGAATTGAATCTATAGTAAGTAGAATTACTGGGTTTGCTGATACTATTCAATTAACACATCTCAAGTTACAGCAAGTTATGTCACGCATGGTACCCGATGGAGTATACCTCGACGCTGATGGACTTGCTGAAGTAGATTTAGGTAACGGCACTAACTATAATCCTCAGGAAGCTCTTAACATGTTCTTCCAAACTGGTAGTGTTATAGGTAGATCTTTCACTAGTGATGGTGACCAAAACCCTGGCAAAATCCCTATTCAGCAAATATCTAATGGAGCTGGACAGAATAAAATTGGTAGTCTAATACAGACATATAACTACTACCTGCAAATGATCCGTGACGTAACTGGATTAAATGAAGCTAGAGACGGTAGCATGCCAGATCCTAAGTCTTTAGTTGGTATACAAAAAATGGCAGCTGCTAATTCTAACGTAGCTACGAGACACGTGTTGCTTGGGTCAATGTTCTTGACATCTGAGGTAGCCGAGGCTTTATCTTTAAGGATATCTGATATACTGGAGTATTCTCCTACAGCAGATGCTTTTGTTCAAGCTATAGGTGCTCATAACGTAGCTACTCTCAAAGAGATGGCAGAGTTACATCTATATGACTTTGGTATATTTATAGAGCTAGAACCAGACGAAGAGGAGAAGCAGTTACTAGAAAATAATATACAAACTGCTTTAGCTCAGCAGTTGATAGATTTAGATGACGCAATAGATATTAGGGAGGTTAGGAATTTAAAACTCGCTAATCAGCTGTTGAAGATTAAACGTAGAAAAAAACAGGAACGCGATCAAAAACTCCAACAAGAGAATATGCAAGCCCAAGCGCAGGCTAATGCGCAAGCTCAACAAGCCGCTGCTCAAGCTGAGATACAAAAAAATCAGGCAAAAGCTCAAACAGACTCCCAACTAGAGCAGCTAAAAAGCCAAAGTAAACTCACGCACCTACAGGAAGAGGTGAGACTTAAAAAAGAGTTAATGGCTTATGAGTTCGAGCTTAACCAACAGTTGAGATCACAAGAGCGTCAATCGACGGAAAAGGTAGAGGGTATGAAAGAGCAGGGTAAAGATAGGCGAGAAAACATGAAACAAACGAGTAAAAAGTTTGAGTCTTCAGGTAATGATATACTAGGAGGCGGAATGGGTTTAGATAGATTTAACCCACAAATTGGTAATTAATTATATAATATATTATGGAAGAAGTAAAAAACGAAGAGGTAACCGAAGAGGTTACTCAAGAAGAGCCTCAGGTAGAGGCCGTAGAAGAGCAGGCACCAGAGCTTGATCTAGAAAAATTTGAAAGCAAAGATGACCCAGATGTCATTAAAGTAGATTTAAGTAAACCGCAAGAACCAGTAGATGAAGTTGAAACCAATGTCGAAGAGACAAGTAACGAAGTTGCACAAGAAGAGGACGTCGATAACGAAGCGCCCGCACTTGAGGAAGTAACAGACGAAGAGGTAGTAACAGAAGAAGAGGTGATAGAAGCGCTTGACGCCAATGAGGAGTCAGGTAAAGCTATACCTGAAAACGTTCAGAAGCTACTAGACTTTATGGATGAAACTGGTGGAGATCTTGAGGATTACGTTAATCTTAACAGGGATGTTAAAGATTTAGATGATCAAGACGCTATGCTTGAATATTACAAGAGAACTAAACCTCATCTAACTTCAGAGGAGATCAACTTCATGATGGAAGATAACTTCTCATTCGACGAAGATATAGATGACGAAAGAGATATTAAACGAAAAAAATTGGCCCTCAAAGAGCAAGTTGCCGAGGCCAAGACCTACTTAGACGGGCAAAAGTCTAAATACTACGAAGAGATTAAAGCTGGAAGCAAGCTCACGGGTGAGCAGCAGAAAGCAATTGATTTCTTCAACCGATACAATAAAGAGTCAGAGCAGACGCAAAAAATAGCTCAACAACAGAAGTCTAGGTTTAACAAGAAGACCGAGCAGGTTTTCAATAACGAGTTCAAAGGTTTTGAATACAACGTTGGAGATAAAAGATTTAGATATAATGTTAAGGATGCAGGTCAAGTAAAAGAAACTCAAAGTGATATAAATAACTTTATCAAAAAGTTTTTGAATGAAGATAATACTATGTCAGACGCTAAGGGTTACCATAAGAGCTTGTACACAGCTATGAATGCAGACGCAGTTGCTAATCATTTTTACGAACAAGGCAAGGCAGACGCGCTGAAAGACAGTGTGGCCAAAGCTAAGAATATCAACACGACAGCTAGATCCTCTCATGGGGAAGGCCAGACTGGAGGTATTAAAATGAGAGTGTTAGGCGATGATTCTGCTTCTTTTAAGTTCAAAATGAAAAATAAAAAATAACAATTTAAAAACAATTTAAAATGGCAATTACAAATGGACCGTTGTTAAATAAAGTACCTTCTGCGCAGCAGCAGACTTTATCAAGCAACTACATTGACTTCGCAGGCGGTTCTACCGGTTGGGAGCAACAATATTTACCAGACCTTATGGAGAAAGAGGCTGAGGTGTTCGGGCAAAGAACAATCTCGGGATTCCTTTCACAAGTAGGAGCTGAAGAGAGCATGACCGCTGATCAAGTGGTATGGTCTGAGCAATCTCGTCTACACTTATCTTACGTAGGTACAGTAGCTACTGCTGGCGATACTAACGGTACATTCACAGTTGTGACTGATATCGATGGTTCTGCTAACGGTGAAAACGGTTTCTTAGTAGCATCTCACGGTGTACGTGTAAACGATATCGTACTTATCGCTACTGCAGGTATCGTAACTAAAGCGTTGGTTGTAGAGACACCAGCATCAGCTGTTATTACGGTTGAGCCTTATGATAAAGCTGATCTTACTGGACATGCTACTACCGGTAGTGGTTCTGTGTTATTAGTTGTAGGTTCTGAGTACGGTAAAGGGGCAAAGTACGCTGGTATTACTGGTGCTACTGAAGCTGATAAGCGTACTGCTCTAACACCGACTTTCAAGTCATACAGCAACAAGCCAATCATTATGAAGGATTACTACGAGATCTCTGGATCTGATGCTTCACAAATCGGTTGGGTTGAGGTTACTGGTGAAGAAGGTCAGAACGGTTACCTATGGTATCTAAAAGCTGAAGGAGACACTCGTGCTCGTTTCACCGATTACTTAGAGATGGCTATGCTTGAGTCTGAAAAAACAGTAGCTGCTTCTATTATTGGATTTGGTGCTGACAGTCAAGTTAGAGGCGCTGCTGATGCTGGTGCAAACGGTGCTGGTACTGAAGGTTTATTCGCGGCTATCGAGTCTCGTGGAAACGTAACATCTGGTGTAACTGGAGTTAACGCCGCTACTGACTTAGCTGAGTTTGACGCTATCCTAGCAGAGTTTGATAAGCAAGGTGCTATTGAGGAGAACATGATGTTTGTAAACCGCGCGACTAGCCTAGCTATCGACGATATGCTTGCATCTATGAATTCTTACGGTGCTGGTGGTACTTCTTACGGAGTATTTGATAACTCTGAAGACATGGCTTTAAACCTAGGATTCTCTGGATTCCGTCGTGGATCTTACGATTTCTATAAGTCAGATATGCGTTACTTGAACGATAAAGCTACTCGTGGTGAGATTAACCGTATTGCTGGATCAGCCGCTATTCGCGGAGTCATAATTCCAGCTGGTGTATCTACTGTGTATGATCAAGCATTAGGCAAGAACCTTAAGCGTCCTTTCTTACATGTTCGTTACAGAGCTTCTGCTACTGATAATCGTAAGTTAAAGACTTGGGTTACCGGTTCTGTTGGAGCTACTACGTCAGCGCTTGACGCAATGCAGATTCACTACTTGTCTGAAAGATGTCTAGTGACTCAAGGTGCAAACAACTTCATGTTGATGAAGTAAGGTATATATTTGGTGAAACTACCCTGCCTTCGGGTGGGGTAGTTTTATATTAATTTTTTATTATATTATATTATGGCTAAAAAGCAAACAAAAAAAGTAGAGGTTCAAGAGCCCTACGTAGAAGAAACAATTGTAGTTGAAGCTCCAAAACCGGAGCCAAAATTAAAACCAAAAAGAGCTAGTGATCAAGAAAAGCTTTTAACAGATGGTTGGGAGTTTAAAAACAGAGTTTATAGACTTAAAGGAAATAAAAAACCTTTATCAAGATCAATTAAAGGAGCTAATATACACTGGTTTGACGAAGAGCAGGGCTACGAAAGAGAGTTGAAATACTGCTCTAACCAAAGAACAGTCTTTGTAGATGAGATGAAAGGTGATCAGCGATTAGAGCATATTGTGTTTAGAAACGGCATGCTTATAGTAGAAAAAGAAAAAACAGTATTACAAAAGCTTCTTTCTTTGTATCACCCAGACAGAGACACTATGTTTTACGAAGAGAAGCCAGCCGCGAAAGCAGCTAGTCAAATTGAGTGGTTAGAAATGGAAATTGAAGCGCTTAACGCTGCTAAAAACCTAGACATCGACATGGCTGAGGCTGTTATGAGAGTTGAGATTGGTTCTAAGGTATCAGAGATGAGTTCTAAGGAGCTTAAGCGTGATTTATTATTATACGCTAAGAAAAACCCTCAACTGTTCCTAGAACTTGTTAATGACGACAACGTGGTACTTAGAAACTTTGGTATCAAAGCTACAGAGATGGGGATTATAAAACTATCCTCTGATCAAAGAACGTTCTCATGGGGAACTAATGATAGGAAGTTAATGACTGTTCCTTTCGACGAACACCCATATTCAGCTTTAGCCGCTTGGTTTAAGACTGATGAGGGAATGGAGATATACTCCAATATAGAAAAACGATTAAATTAATAATCAATGGTGATGCAACTGCCCTTCGGGGTGGTTGCAAAACTACAAAAAAAGAATTATGGCAATAAGTGTAGACACAGTATATCAAAGAGTATTAGCCCTTGCTAACAAAGAGCAGCGTGGTTATATTACTCCGCAGGAGTTTAACTTATTGGCAAACCAAGCTCAGATGAGCATATTTGAATCTTACTTTTACGCTAAGAATCAGAGAGACCGAGCTGAGCCAGCTAGAACGAATGAGATAGATGAATCAGATATAGGAGAGCTATTAGACAGAAAGCTTGGTCCGTTTCAGTCTTTTTTACCTGTAACAAGTGGCCACACTTTTCCAGCTACAGTTGATGTAACAAGCCCTTCAGCTACCCTTGATATCTTTCAGTACGGTGTGGTTATGCTAGGTGATGAGCCTTGTCAAAAAGTATCCATGTTCGACGCTCAAAGATTAAAGAAATCAACGAGACACATGCTATCAACGGCTGACCAAGCCCCAATATACACAGACAACAGAGTTAGTGGCAGGGATATAGTTGTGTACGCTGGTAGCACAAATGAAGAGACATCTAGTGTTACTGTTGAATGCTTCAGAGTACCTAGAACAGCTGAATGGACATATGTAGTTGTTAACAGTAAAGCTCTGTACAACGCTTCTATAGCAACCAACTTTGAGTTACATAGATCTGAGGAAGACACTTTAGTATATGACATACTAGCTTTAGCTGGTATAGTTATGAATAAACCAGGGCTAGCTCAAACAGCTTCTCAAATAGGTATTGGTGAGCAACAAATTCAAAACACGTAATTAGATGGGAATATTAGTATCACCGGAACAAGCGTACTACGCACATGGGGGAACTCATGGTGACTATAGGTACATAAACTTAACTGAGATCATAGACTCTTTTAGCGCAACGTATATAGGAAAAGGCAAGTTATGTGAAAATGTAGTTTTAAACGATGTTACATTTCACGCTATTAGAGGATTACAAGAATTAAGTTATGACACGATTCGATCGACTAAAGATTGGGAGGTGGCAATACCTAGCACTTTGGTCTTGGTTATGCCCGCAGATTATATTAACTACGTGAAGTTATCTTGGAGTGATAGTAATGGTATAGAAAGAATTATATATCCAACGTCTAAAACTTCAAATCCGTTTAACATAAACGAAGCTATAACTAATGCTGGAGGTTTTGCAATCTCAGGTACTGATGACGATCTCGCCCACACGGCGGCCGATAGCGACAACAACCTTAACTCTGACACGTGGGCTAACTATAAAGCAAACACATCTTCTGACATAGGATCTGTTGATGCAGACGAAATGGATGACGAGTATGGTAACTTAGTCGGCGCTAGATATGGTATTGACCCTCAACACGCTCAAGCTAATGGATCTTTCTTTGTAGATGAAAAACAAGGTAAGTTTCACTTTAGCTCTAATATCGCAGGTAAAACTGTGGTGCTGAAATATATAAGTGATGGTGTGGCTACCAACGCTGCTAATAACGCTATAGACCTAACGGAGTCTTACGTACCTAAATTTGCGGAAGAAGCTATATACAAGCATATACTCTACGGAGTATTACTAGCTCGTAAAGACTCTCCAGCGGGATTACTGGCGCAGATTAAGAAAGAACGGTTTGCAGAGACTAGAAAAGCTAAGCTTAGGCTTTCAAATATTAAGCTAGAAGAATTAACTCAAGTACTTAGAGGAGGCTCTAAAATAATTAAACACTAAGATATGGCAGAGTTGAAACGTAATTTCTCTAAAGCCAGGATGAATAAGGATGTAGACGAACGTCTTGTTCCACCTGGTGAATATAGAGACGCTATGAATATAGAGATATCTACGTCTGAAGGGGCTAACGTAGGTACCGCTCAAACCATAAAAGGTAATACTAAAATTACAGCAATAAACCCATCAAGCTTAGGTGAGAACTACGGTATACCAGACACAGCTACATGCGTGTCATCTATAGCTGACAACGAAAAAAACTGCATATACTACTTTGTTTGCTCATATGACGAGGGTAAAGACTACATACTTCGATATGATGTGGTAAGCAAGTATTTAACTTATTTGTTTGTAGATATATTTAAGGTTAAAACAACTAACGCGCAAGACACACCTGTCAGCAGTGGTAACAAGCTTTATATACCTATAGGTTCTAGTGAAACAGTAAATACAACTGGGGTTAGAATAGGTATGTCACTAACTACTACCTCTACTGGTTATCAAGAAAAAGACGAAGTTAAAGTAACAGATATATCTAAAGCAACAATTGATGTTTCAGGTACTTCTACACCAGTATGGGAAATAACTTTAAATAAAAATTTAATTTCGGCTAACGTTTCTTCAGGAAACAATATAATAGCCGGTAATTTAGCTGTAACGTTTGTTGAAGATCGTGTATTGAATTTCAATAAAAACACTATTATAACTGGCGTAAACGTTTTAGATGACTCAATATATTGGACAGACGGAAGGTCTGAACCAAAGAAAATAAACATACAAAGGTCTCTTGAGGGAACTGGTGGCCCGCACTACTTACAAGGTGGTGGTATAACAGGTATCGCTAACGCTGTTGTAACTTATCCTACTTCAAAAACTTTTGATGGAGGAAACGGTTATTTTCACACTAGATTAGTGACTAAAAACTCTTTAGGTAAAAATATAGTTGTCACAAAGAATAGTGGTAAAGAAGCTACGTATGTAGAGGAGAAGCATATAACAGTTGTTAAAAAACTACCTGTGCAACCTCTTGAGTTAGACATGTATCGAAATGCTGCACCTAGAATTCCAACAGGTGGAACTACTGAAAACGCTTCTTCCGGGTTTGTAGCAAGCCAAAGTATGTACGTTGATGGAGAGTTATTAACACAAGGAGATTCTATAAGTTTTACTTTTGAAGATCCATTGGATTTCAGGGTTAACGATGTTTTATTATTTTCATCATCAGAAGTAGCCGTTAGCGCTGGAGACTACTCCAACTGGCAGGTTAAAGTAAGGGTAACAAACTCAGGTACTTCCACGATTTCACCTAATGATAGTTCTTTAAGTTTTACTGGGGAAATACAAACTATATCTCAAGATGTCACCTCAACTCAAACCGCTTGGAATGTTAAGCTAGATTTAGGTGAAAGTCTTTTTGAGTTTAAATTTCCTAGATTTTCTTATAGGTACAAATACCAGGATGGAGAATACTCAGCTTTTGCCCCCTGGTCACAAGTAGGTTTTTTACCCAGCAACTTTAATTACATACCTAGCGAGGGTTACAATTTAGGTATGATTAATCAAGTTAAAGCTATAGTTTTAAAAGGCTACGCTCCAAGCGAAATTATATCATCTAACGATATATCTGAAATAGACATATTATATAAGGAAGATGGAAGCCCTACGGTTTACGTTATAAAAACTCTTGACAGTGACCTAAAACACCCTGTGTGGTTTGATTATGATTTTAACGCTACAGGGCGCGGAGAGCTTGAGATAACTAGTGACTCCATATATTCCGTCATTCCATCCAATCAGCTATTAAGACCATGGGATAACGTTCCTAGAAACGCGATCGCTCAAGAAATAAGTGCTAATAGACTTATATATGGAAACTACCTACAAGGTTACAACGTTTTTAGAGAACCTCGACTTGAAGTTAGTTATAAATCACAATCTGTTAACGCAAGTGGTTACACGTATGCGGCACCCTCTGTTAAGTCTATGCGTGAGTATACAGTTGGCGTTACCTTCAGCGACCAGTATGGAAGAGAAACTCCTATTATGTCTACCGCAGCTGAGTCTATTAAACTCCCAAAAGATACGTCATCACAAAGAAATAGATTGTCAGTGTCTATGGGTAAAGGCACTGATATACCTTATTGGGCTAAATACTTTTCTTATTATGTTAAAGAAACGTCTTTAGAGTATTACAACCTAGTTATGGATAGGTGGTATGACGCAAAAGACGGTAACATATGGTTGTCGTTTCCTTCGTCAGAAAGAAATAAACTAGACGAAGATACTTATATTAAATTAAAAAAGAAACACAGTTCCAACGTACCGTGTTATGAGACCTCAAGATACAAAGTTATATCTATAGAAAACGAAACACCTGATGCGCTTAAGGAGGAGAGACTTTTGCTTGGCACGCTGTATAATTCTACTGAAGCTTATGTAGGAACCGCAGAAACAGGATTTCCTTCTCAAGGTTTTACTTTTTTAAATATATTAGACACAGCGTTATCAAACGTTATTGACCCTCAGTTATTCTCTAATTCAGAAGGTAGATATATTAGATTTGGTGGTGCTGGGTTAGTGTCCAGTTATTATAAAGTTACTGGTATATCTCTACAGGGTAGTTGGTACAAAATAGACATTGACGGTTCTTTTGGGCCTGACGCTAGTTTTGTATCCACGGACAACACTATTACTGGAGTTATTAGTGATTTATTTATTGAGTTTTACGAAACTGAAACTGAAAATAAACCTGAATTTAACGGCAGGTTTTTCGTTAAAATAATCAAAGACACTGCTCTGCAAAACGACGTGCTAGGGCAACAGGGAGGCTCGCTTCAAGTAAGCGACTCTTGGAGTTTAAGATACTTAAATAATAACGGTTATAAGAAAAACCCAAACGAAGATATTCCCGCGGAACCATTGACAATACCTTTTGAAGCAAACGGGTATACAGATGATAGATCAAAACATCCAACAGAGTATGCTCATCATGTTACCGTAGAAAGCCAAGCCGCGTACTTCTGGGGAGGAAGTGCTAACGCAAGTGGTAACGAAAAAGTTCCAGCTGATAGTGGTATATCGACAGGCCAGATTGATTCAGATCCTATAGAAGCACTGCATGATAGATATCAAGGCGATAATAATGCTATAGCTAACTTTTGGAGTTATTTAGCGAAACAACAAAGCTTTTTTATAGATGGTGCTACAGCGTATTCACTCACTGGGTCATCCAGCTCTGGTAAGGGCATGGATAACTTTTACGAGGCGCAAGAGAGTTATCCGGGTTACAAGTTTCAGGATTTTCAAGGGCTTGATGTTGAAAGCGCTGATTATCATGAAGATGAAGGCGCCCCTGTTTTCGCGGGTTCACCCAACACCGCTAACATGATACCTAAAAAAGGTTTACCTAGCAGAGGTATATGGCACACTGATGACAGCACGGCTAGTTATATGGATATATCATGGACTGGTATGGGTATAGGTTATCCAGGTGATTACTGGAATTGGGATCACACCGTTCCATACGCCCATCAACTTCAATTAGTAAACGATCAAAACGAAGTGTATAACCACGCTTCAGATTTTATATTCAAATTAACCACGCCTGGTACTGTGTTTAAGTTTGCTAGAGATCCAGACGCGCAGGAGTATACTGTAATGACGGACGATGTTTACGGCAACACCGACCACTGGGAGGATGGTTCTGATAGACTCACTGGGGCTTTTGGCATTAGAAACATGCGCACAGGTCCTGAGCCTACAGATGCTAACAAAGCTTACGAGCATTACTTTGGTACCAATTTAAGACAACGTTGGACTATAAAGGTTCAACCAAAGATAGGTTCTGGGGCTAGTGGATATAATCCAATTCAAGGTACAAAAGCTACGGCGTTTGGTGGGCCGTCAAACTCAGAAGGAGATTACAGAAGAGCGTTAAATCACGATACCACAAATAAAGATGAAATTCATATTCTAATCCCGGGTAGCAGCGGTGAAGGTGAATTTGTTCAAGATTCGGCTATATGGGAGACAGAGCCTAAAGACGCGGCTGAGCTAGATATATACTATCAAGCTAGTGGTTTAAACCCCGTTTATTTAGCAGAAGACACTAACGAAGAATTTATACCTATTGGATCTACGTTTATCTTAGATGACTCAAGCGCACAAGGGGGAGCGGCAACTACGCATACTGTAACAAGTTGGAGCGGAGGTCAAACGTTAGCTTTTACCCCAACTAAATCTTTAGTTTCAGGAGGTGCTATAGCGACAGGTTCTACTTTAACTTTTACTATAAGAGATTCATATAAAGTAACAGCAAACCTTAATGGAGCTTTTGATAGTGTGTCTTTCAATAGCTTAACTTTACACGGAGATCCAAACTCCAATGTAGAATCAGAGCATAAACTATATAGCCAACTCCACATATTGGATTGGAGCAACTGCTGGAGTTACGGGAACGGGGTAGAATCTGACCGCATAAGGGATGACTTTAATGCTCCGCAATTGGATAATGGGGTTAAAGCTTCTAGTACTATAAATGGTAAGATTAAAGAAGAAAGAAGAAAGCACGGTTTAATTTGGTCTGGAATATACAACTCCATGTCTGGTATTAATGAAACTAATCAGTTTATAATGGCTGAGAAGATCACAAAAGACTTAAACCCAGTCTATGGCAGCATACAAGCCTTAGTTAACCGAGACACAAGGTTAGCTTTGTTTTGTGAAGATAAAATTCTACGCGCCGTTACAAATAAAGACGCTTTGTACAACGCAGATGGAAACCCACAGCTAGTAGCGAGTAACGCGGTTATTGGAGACGTAACACCATATCAAGGAGACTTTGGTATAGGGACTAATCCAGAGTCGTTAGCTGTTACTCCGTATAACGTTTATTTTACAGACACCTCTAAAGGTAGAGTTTTAGTTTTATCAGGCGAAGGGGTTAGACCTATATCTGATATTGGTATGAAAGATTACTTCTCAGACTACATGTCTGCTGTAAATAAGAAGGCTATAGGTACGTATGACGAGCGGAAAAACGAATACAACATAACACTTGACAAGCGCTATGATTTAACTAGCGTAGATCCATACGATACAGCTACGTTATCTTATTGTGAAATGTCTAAGGGTTGGACTAGTTTTAAGTCTTTTATACCTGAACACGGGGTGAGCGTAAACAATGGTTACTACACTTTCTATCAAGGACATATATGGGAGCATCATACAAATAGTAGTTATAACACTTTCTACGGTGCTTCACCTGTTAACTCTAGTGTAACATTGGTAATAAATGACATACCAGGATCTGTGAAGAGCTTTGGTGCTATAAACTACGAGGGGTCTCAGAGTAAGGTGTCAGCCTTCAGCGGTGTTAATAGTGTCCCCATGTTAAACGGCGTATACACTGATGGTGGTGGTGTAACGTCTACAAATAATGTTTACGACGGGGAGTATTTTAACTTGACCGCACAATCTGGTTGGTACGTAGATAGTATAACAACTGACCAGCAGTCAACTGGAAACATAGAGTTTAAGGAAAAAGAAGGTAAGTACTTTGGATATCCTAGTGGAGAAGATACTTCTTTAAGTAATCTAGATGAAAAAGAATTAACCGTACAAGGATTAGGCGTAGCGTCTGTGGTACACAGTAGTCCTAGTGACGGAGGTGGTGTAACTATAACTATTGATATACAATAAACATGGCTAATTACTACATAGACGAAGCTAGCTCCCAGCTAACAATTGGAGCAATATCTGGGGTTGAAGAACCTGCTGGGCAAGTTCGTAATATAGTCTTAACAAACGTAAACCCTAATGACAATAGTTGGAATGGGCTTACGATTCAAGCGAAAAACTTTAAAATAAAAAACGGACATTTAGTTGCACCGGTTTCTAACGAAACATATATATGGAACGACAGCGCCTCTATATGGGATGCGGATGACAAGATTAACCAGGTGGTATTTACGAATCTTGGTACCATAGGTACTCAAGATAACAAAGTGAATATGGCTATAACGTTTAACGCTTTTATGCCAACTGATAGCGTAAGTGTAAACATAGACCTTGAGGAGTCTGAACTCGATCCTATAGTACCGGCTTCTCATGAATTTTCTCTCCCAATTTCATGGACGTCTAACGATAACCACACGGTTACAACATCCAGCGATTATACTAAAACAGTTGATTCCGCTACTAAGCATACTTTTTCTGGAACTGTTTTGTCACATGGACCCGTTGTTGTTGCCGCGGTAACCTTTGTCGCGGACTCATTGTATTACTATGACGAAAACCTTATTTACACAGCTTTTCAAGGAACTTATTCGTTGGCTGGGTTGTACAGTGCTGAGATAGTGGACTTGGCTCACACAGACTTCAACCTAACTGGGTTTACAGTGCGGTATGAGTTTAACTGGAGTGCTTTTGTAGAGGCTATGGGAGATGATGCTGATTTATACACGGATAACATTTTGGTTTTTGGGGTTCCAGATTCTGATATTACGCATACTATATATGAGATACCGTCGGCGTCTACGGAAAATCGCATACACAGCGTGTCATACCCACCGTCTCTTACATCTTCCCAAGGGGAGATACCTATAAGAGTATTTGGAAGCGCTAACGCTCCGTACAAGTTATCTATAGAAAAGAAAACTAGTACAACCTCTACCGTTACCGCTGCTTCAAATGGGTATTACAACTTTGACACACGGGCTTTTCAAACAGCTGTAACATCTCTGAGTAGTACTTGCGACGCAAAAGGGGTTAACGTTAACTATGTGTTACTACCTGATGCTTCAAGTGATACTAGATACGATGTAACCGTTTCGGGTATTGTAGCTGGTTCAGCGACAACCTTAAATTCAAACGTACCGCAGAAAGCTGGTGATGCAACCATAATTAAAAACGGTGTAAACACTATTACAATTAAACCTGTTACTTACAACTCGGCTAGGTACGCTACCTCCGCGTCAAATGGAAGTCTAAACTTATCAGTGTCTAAGAGCGCTATTGCATCTGGTTCTGGACCTGGGCGCGCTAAACCTACTTCTGTTATATTTAAAGGTGGTACAGGCGGGTCTTTATCTACAAGACTTGTTCTCGAAGATAACCCATCTGGGGTGTTTACTGGGATGGTTATAACAGGTAGCGGGATAAAGCATAATACAACTGTAAACGCTATAAGCAAAAATGTGGTAACCCTAAGTCAAAGCTGTACGGTAGCCGCCGCAACAGATATAAAGTTTACCACCAATACAGCTAATTTATTCCCATTCAGTTTTCTAATTGCTAGGAACGGGGCTTCAGATGTTATTTCTATTACATCTGGCGCAGATTTAAAGGGTGCTGTCGGCGGTTTAACAAGTGTTAAAACTAATATAACCTCTCTAAGTACTAAGTCTACATCCCAAGCCGTGGCTAACACAAGGGGTATAGTAAACGGTATGACTATTACGGGTACGGAAGTTAAAACCGTAGCAGGTGAAAAACTAACTGTTAACGCCGCTCCTACGAGCCTTACGGCTATAACATTTAGCGGTACTCAATCGTTTAGTAATGGTGCTAGTTTAAGATTTTCAGGTGGTAACGCTTCTGCGGATGTTAGTCTTCATAGCATACAAGCCAACATGAGTGGTACAAGCGTTTTTATCACTGGATATCTAGAGGTCAATGAAATTAAAGCTACAGCAGATGTAGCTATATATATAGACGATATAATAACTTACGCACCATAACAATGGCAAAAGTAACATTAACATTCGACGCTCCTTTAAACGCTTCCTGTCAAGTCGGGGATACCGCGTATCACGTAGCTAGACAAAGCGAGGGAGGGTTTAGCACTAATAACGGGGATATAATTGAGATAGGACAGATTAGGCAGATAAACAACAGAGACTCGTCGACACCAGTTGTTATATGTGAAAGCTCTATGGCTGGAGATATAAACGGAGATACTGGTGTGTTTATTCTATTCAGCAAAGATAACAAAGCAAACTTAAGTTCTATACTAGGTTATTACGCCGAAGTTAAGTTAGTAAACAACTCTACTACTCAAGCAGAGCTATTTAGCGTAGGTATGGACATGTTCGAGAGCAGTAAATAAATGCTATAAAGTGTAACTATATTAATACGCTTAGCAAATAAATTAAAATAAATTAATCATGCCAATACCACTAATGGCCATAGGAGCAGCAGTTAATGCCTTTTCAGGTATAACTAAAGCAGTGCAGGGTAAAAGAGCCGCTGAGGATGCCGCTGAAGAAGCTAAGAAAGCTCGAGAGGAAATGGGTAGACATAAGAAAGCTTTTGAAGCTTTAGATACTAGTAATCCATATCTTAACATGGAGAACACTATGGAGGATTTAACTATCAACCAACAGCAAGCGGATTTTGAAAAACAACAAGCTATGCAGAGTCAAGCTAATATCATGGGTCAGATGCGTGGTGCAGCCGGTTCATCTGGGATAGCGGCTTTAGCGCAGAGTTTAGCTAACCAAGGTTCTTTACAAGCTCAACAAGCTTCAGCTTCTATTGGAGCTCAAGAAGCTCAGAATCAGAAGTTAGAAAGAGCTGAGGCTGGTAGAATACAAGGACTAGAAAGACAGGGTGATCTCATGAGTAGGAACATGCAGTTTGGTAAAACCGAAACCCTGATGGGTATGTCTGCAGATCAAGTATTTAACGCTCAAGCAATGGAAGCTACTGGCAGACAGCAGATGATGGCTGGTATAGGCACCGCGGCTAGTGGGTTGACTAGTTTCGCTGGAGCTATGGATGGAAATTGGGGTGGTAATAAAACAACAACAGCGGATGAAGTCGGGTCTTTACAAGAGCAAGGTGTCACCAGTCTTGGAGAACTAAACCCTGTAACAGGAGAATATAGTAGTTTAGCCCCTGGCTACACGTTTAATGACCAAGGTGAAGTAGTGCTTAAACAACAATAATCATGGCAGAAACAGGAACATCGGCACCTAGCTATAGGTTGTCACAAGGAACACAATCAAGAGTAGCGAGAGCTGGACTTGGCGGGGATGCTAGAAAGCATCTTCAAAAAGCTGCTATGGCAGATGAAGTAGGTAAGATAGCTACGGATGTAACAGATCAGATTGCGGAGAAACAAGAGGATACAGAAACTAGAGAGCGAGCTTGGGATGCAGGTTTAGAAGGTATGGGCGACAAAGGTTCTTGGGCAAACGCGAATTTATTTGATCAGTTTTCTGATTTAGAAAAAGGATATCAAGAAGAATACCTAGAGGCCGTTAGAACAGGTGACAAAAAAACCCAGCAGAAGTTATTGAAAGACCAAGGAGAGAGGAGTCAACAGTTACAGTCATGGAAAACCCTCATGGAGACAGGATACAAAATTCACAAAGAGTATGGATGGGGTAAAGCAGTTAAAGGGGAATCACCTGAAGCCGCTGAGAATAGGGATATACTAGATGCTCTATATACTTTAGATGGATCTGCGGATGTTTATGTAGCTAAAGACGGACCAAATAAAGGTGAAATGGTTTTCAATGTTCCAGGTGTTGGGGAAGTTTCACGTAGAAGAGCAGAGGAGATTTTAACAGGTGGAATGAGTCCTATTGTCAGAGAAGAAAGCGCAATGGGTTATTCTATCCAAGCTCATGACCTTGGTTCTACAGGTAAGCATTTTAGTGAAAGAGGTACTTACCATGTTCACCATAAAGCTTTAGCTAAAGAACTTAGAGGAAGCAAAGCAAAAGCTACATCTGTTCTTGAAGACGCTTGGTACGGGGAGACTTCTTTAGAAGACGATTTAAGAGCGGCTCTATCTGCGACACAAGGAGGTATTGATTTTAAGATAGAACTGAAAGATAAAGAAGCATTAGAAAAAATGACAGGCCTTGATGACACTGGTTTCATAGAATCTAGTGAGCTAAGCAAAGAGAATTTGAAAATACTTTTAGAGGCTTTAAAAAATGACACTGATTTACTAGCTGAAGTAGCTGCTGACTGGCAGACTAAAAAGGATATGAATATATATCAAACAGCTTTAAAAGAGTACAATAAAGAAACTGCAGCTAATAACTCTGGTGGAAGCGCAAGACAATGAATGAGCAATTATTAAAAGATCTCGTAGCCACCGCTCAGAGTGATGGCTATGATTGGGATACTGTAGTGTCTAAATTCCCGGAACTTAAAGATTACGATCTTCAAGTATTGAAGGATTATGTTGCTACTGCTGAAGAACACAATTATGACTATTCTGTAGTCAACTCTAAGTTCCCTGAGTTTGAGGTTTCTGAGGTAAAAAATGAAAGCCAACCTAAAGAAGAACGCGTAGCTCTTACCGTTGCGGATGCTTCAGCGGAGGATATCTCAGCTGTATCTATAGACACTGACTACTGGAATAACCAGAAGGTTGACAGGAGTACCGTAGTGCCAGGAGAGAATAAAGAGCACGATGAGCAGATAGCTAAAGAGGAAAAGCTAGCTAAGTCTGTAAAGACTAGCGGCGACACTTCTGAAGAAGCTATAGACTCCAGACCAATGCCTAACGCGGTGCTTAGCTCTCCGTCAGACATCGAAAATCCTACTCCTGAGCAAACAGCACGACAATCCGCTATTGACTTTAATAAAAACTATACTAGGTACGGGTTTAGTACAGCTATTTTACACACTGGTAAGGGCATTGTTGTAACTGCTGAAAACGGTGAAAAGAAAAGTTTTGATGTAACAAAACCAGAGCAAGTAGCCACTATGGATACGTGGATGCGCGAGAGAGCTATCGACAAGTACGCTGATTTTGAAAAGAGTTTAGAGGGAATAGCTATAACGAGTGATGAAAGAACCAAAGCCGCTGAGGACAGCCAAAGTGAGCTTAATGAGGTATTAGAGAACATGCAGGAGTTAGAAGACGCTCAAAACTGGACTCAAGTAGATAGCGAGGGCAACTGGGTTAAACCGTTAGAAGGTAATAAGTATTTTGATGCACTTAAGAATGCTGAAAGTGGAGATAGTTCTAGCGCTAAAGAAGAGGTTGATAGAATAAAGAGTATGGGGGCTAGCAATATAGGTTTATTTGGTAAACTTAAAGGAGCTGATGCTTTCGCGCAAGCTAAATTATCGGTTGCCGAAAGAGCTTTCCGTGAAGGCTTGGAAGGTTTAAGTCCAGAAGAAAAAAAGAATTATCAGTTAACAGAAGAAGATAGAGATAAGATATCAATCGAAGCTGAAGGTATCGATAAAAGCGACCCAGAGGTTGGACGTATTGCCACTGATATATTAACCGCACAAAAAGAGCAGGGTTTAATAGCTGAACGTATAGCTGATAAAGCGAGTATATGGGGTACCGGTAAAGTGGATGAGTTCGATAAAAAAGTGTTAGAAGCTATTGGTAAAGAAAAGTTAGACAGCTTAAGCAAGAGTAAAAAAGCCGCGCTTGGAGAGTATCAAGTTATAAAAGATAAACACACTGCTATTCAAGAATTGTTTAAAGCGTCAGGCGAAGCTTTAAAAAACTATGATGCTCAAGGTAAGATAG